ACGGTTGCTGCAAACACAGGAACAGTAGATCTTAAATGGCACGGAGGCACAGGTTTGTTTTCGGTTGCCCCTGAAGGGACTACTTTTGTAGCTACAAAAATAGAGCTGCAACACGATGTTAGTGCTTCGGGTGGTGCTGCTAAATTTTTAAGTCTTGGTGTAGACGCTGAGTTTACAGATACAGGACAGGTTATCTTTACTACTGCTTCTAATTCTCTACGAGTAAAAATTTCAGGTGGCTCGTCAGAAACTTACTTCATTGTAGTGAAGCCAGTAAACGAGCGCAGTGCTTACTAATTAATTAAATGTCCGTTACCCGCAAACTTACCAGCCCTCTTACAAGACCAGTTGCTATTGCATCAGGTGCTACTGTTGAGAGCGACAATGTTGTTAAATCTGGCAGCTATAAAAGCTTTACGCCTACGTTTGTGGGGGACAAGAGTATCAAGTTCGACGGGACGGACGATGTAATCACCACGAACGCCGACAGCACGCTGGCCACGA